ACTGGGAACTGGGATTGCGAAAATGCCCAGACTACCTGCTGAAGCTGATGCAGTATAAACTGGAAAACGAACAAAAAAAAGAAGGGAATCAGGTTTGACCGCCTGATTCCCTTTAATTATTACAAGTATACTTTACATTTTTATCGCCAAAAGTGCAAAATAACAAGCTCTTTTTTGCAGAAAGTGCAAAATTTAAGCCATTCCCAGAAGCTTCTTCCATGTTGTTTTTCTTGCGGTGATTTCACCATCAGAAACACAGCCATTTTTCTTTTGGTATGCAATGACAGCTGCTGTGAATTTTGCCCCTGCAATGCCATCAGCAGTGCCGCAATCAAAACCAAGTGCATTCAAGCGCTTCTGAATAGGCTTCACAACAGCATGCTTTCTGTTAACCTTTGCTGAAACAGTGATTGTCTTTGACAGTGTTTCTGTTCCTGCAATTCCGTCAACTTTTGCACCAGTTGCTTTTTGAATATCTTTGACGAAAGACTTCAAATCATAAGTATCTGATGTGTTATTTTTCACCGCTGTTGGATTTTGGGAACTGTTTGAAGTAGTTTGTCCATCAAGTTTGTTTTTGAACTCTGACAGCCATTTTGTATCCTTTTCAGCAGTTCCGCACCAATAAGCAGGACATGGTTTTCCTGTTACATCAAAATGACGGATGACATTTTCTTTGGGAATGCCGTATTCCTTCATTTTTGCCTTTGTCAGTTCAACAGCATTTGCAATGGTCTGTGCTGATGGGTAGATTGTGCCATTCTTCACATCATCACACAATTCAATGCTTAAACTGTTTGTGTTGGTGACTTTGCCATATAATGTGCCGCCACCTGTTTTGTTGCAATCATTGTATTTTTTGCCACCGACAGACCATGCAACATAATTGTCAGGAACAGACTGTGTGACAGAATCAGAATCAACAAAATAATGCGCTGAAGCACCTACTTTGTTATTTGCAAAATATTTGCCGTTGTTTTCGTCTGTGTCACCATCATTCAAGGTGAAGTGAATGGCAATGTATTTGATTTTGTCTGTTGATCTTTTTGCACCATAGTTTGATTTGTTTGCAAGCTTTGTTTTAAATTCGTATGCCATTTTAAGCACTCCCTTTTTCAGTGATTTTCAATGTGCAATTCTTCAATTTCTATTTTCATGTGGTCAATCATGCCATTGCCACCCAAAGCTTTGTATGCTTTATACATCTGCAACCAGCTTTGACATCCATGTGGTGTGATGCTGCCCCTGTCCATGTACTTTGTGTGATATTCGATCATCTTTGCCCTTAATAAACAAAGCACACCATTTTCAAGCGCATTTTCTCGTTGTGAAGACTGCTGATCCTTTTCCTTCTTCAGCTTTCTGTTTTCGTTGATGACCATCTGCAAAATAAAAACAAGCATTGCAGAAGCAACACTTGTGATAATTGTTAAAATATAGACCATTCTATTTCACCCCAGACTTCAGACTTTTCAAGACTTTATCTGCTTCAAGCGCTTCTGGTGTGAAGCTGTTATTCTTCCACCATGAAGCAAGTGCAGTCCCTGTTGTGAATAAAAGTGACACAACCTGTGTCACAACTTCATCATCAATGGGAAGTGGGCTTTTGTCGAACAATGCAAGCGCATTGTTCACAAGTGCCAAAATCAAGCAAGCCGTTCTGATGATTGTGCCTTTTGATATTTTCTTCATTTTTATCTTCCTTTCTTCAATTAAACACCTACAACTGCACGCAAGACCAGCCTTCTGTTGTCATAAGCCAAACCAGTCAAAGTGTCTGTTCCTTGTGCGCTGTTTTCTGCACAGCCTACAATCTGCGAATCAGACACATTCACAAGCTTTTTGACACCGATGCAAGAATCTGACATCGTGACAGTTTTACCAGCAAAAGTTGCAATGTGATATTTTGGAACAAAAAAATAGTGAAGTTCAGAATCAGTCACTTCTGGTTTTTGCGTATTGTACCACGACCACACAAGCACAACACCTGTCAATTGTGTGCTGATGGGTTCAGCAAGGTTTACAACTTGCGCATCACTCATGTGATACCCTGTGCTGTTACTCCAAAGAACTTTGTTGCCTAAATTTTTTATACTTGTTTCAACAATTTTTTCACAATCAAAGACAACGGATGATGCAGTTTCTTCAACTATTTTTTTTGCTTCGGCATAAATTTTATTGCTTGCAGTTTGAACAGTGTCCGCAACGTTTTGTTTTATTGCCGAATTTATATCAGTCATTGAAAGTTTTGTGTCGCCAAGTGTAATTTTTGTATTTTGCGGATTCAAAATGTCAATGTCAAGGGCTGTCAGTCTGTAATTCCCTTCAAGATTGTGCGCCTTTGAAATTGCGGTGATATACCTGCAAATTCTGAAGGCTTCGATGTCTGAATTTGTATAATGCAGGTCAAGCGCTTGAATTTCAATGGTATTTTTCAGCTTTGTTGCTGTGTTTGAAAGATATTCAACACCCTTTTCTTGAAGATTTTCTGCAACAGTGACATCATCCCAGACTGTTTCTGAAGGCGGTGCATAAATCCAGCCAAAATCATCAACTGCACTTTTGCTGCAAAGTGTGTCACCTGACTTCACAATGTCTTCTGTGATGTCACCATCTGGCAAGCCAGCAATGGTCAGTCTTGTGTCATCGTCTGAATTTTCTTCAATTTCTTTGTGCTTTTTGCCTTGTGGAATAATTGCAGAATATCTGGCTGAAGCATCTGATTCACTTGATATGTTCAAAAGATTTTCACCAAATTCAACCCTTTGTGTGTTTGTCTGTTCAAAGTCTTTCAAATAGTCAATGTAGTTTCCGTCTTCTTCATATCTTATGCACAAATAACCAGCAAGGGAAGAATCAAAAAGCTTGCTTTTCAACACTTCCCATGTCTTGCTGTAATCTGTTGAAGACCTTGACAGATAATTGTTCACATCTGTCACAGTCACTTTTCCAAGTTTGAATCGCTGGAACTCCTGGACCTGTGAATTGTGCTGATCAATCAGCCATTTCAGGAAGTATTCAATCACATTGCCTGAAGTTGCCGCTGTCTGATAGTCAGTATTTGCTGAAATATCATCAGGAAAAGTGAATGGTCTGATGATTGAATCATTGAAGTATGCCATTACACCTTCAACATCAACCATTTTGATATTATTGAAGTCTTTTGTGTCATCTGTTATTCTGCCCCTGAATATAGGCACACCATCTTGCAGAATTTCAATGACTGACTTCATTTTGTGTAATTTTTCATAGTATGGATGTGTTGCAAAAATAGAAAAAGATGCTTCACCGACTGTGTTCACCTGAAGTTTGCACTTCGGGCTGTTCACAATCAGTTCATCATCTCTGGGATCATACAACACATATTTGTCACATTTGATTTGATACATTACAATTCACCTTCCTGAAATTCAAATGTGACTGTTCCTGTGCCTGAAACTGTCACAGCATTGTTTCCTTCTACAAATTGAATGTCAAGGATTTTGTGTGTTCCTGCGCTCAAATTGTATGTACCATCACCGAAAACAACAACTGTATTGTCATTAGTGCAACGGATGGAAGGTGAAACTGTCTTTCTGCCATTTATGATGTTGACTGTCTTCTGTGCTTCAGAAAGCGCAACAGTGACAGTTGTGATGTTCTGTTTCATCTTGTATGGCTTGACTTTTGCTGTCACAACAATTTGCTTCAGCCTTCTGTCTGAAAGATAATCACTGACAGTGCATCTGCCCTGATAGAAATATTCTTCGTCTTTGTCAAGCGTGATTTTGAACACCCTGCCATTCAACAGATTGCTGACTTCTGTTTTCTTTTCTTCAAAAGCTGCATCTGTAAGTTCACCAGAAGGTGACATGGTGAATGTGAAGCTGCAATCCCTGTCAGAAAATTTCACTTCACCATGCGCTTCTGTTAAGTCAGCAGAACTGTCAGCGCCAGCAATATCAACATAGTTTGTTTTTGGTTTTGCTGGCTGAACATCACATGCAGAAAGAATCAGGTTCAAATCATAATATGAATGTATTTCACCGAAAAAAATTCCTTTTGAAATCATCTATCTTCCCCTGTCCTTTCTGCTTGATAATTTTCCAAGCGCATCATTCATTGGAATTGCCATTGCACCAGCAGCTGCAACTGGATCGAATGAAATAGGTCTGTCCAGAACTTCCAGCAACTGCGGGAAATAATTCGCAAGGATTTCAATGATTTTCTGCATGTAATATGTCAATGTGCTGTTTTGCTCTGAAACAGCAGCCTGAATCATATTCATCAATGTCTGTGAACCTGCAACAACTTCAGAACCAGCTTCACCGCCACCAAGATATTTGCCAGATGTTGCATCATAGCCGAAAATTGTCGGTTTGTTCAGAAGCATTGCATTGTCCATTGCTTTTTTGTACCATTCAACAGCAACAGTGGGAACTTGACCTGATTCAATGTCAAGTGAACCTGAAATGCTGAAATGCGGCATTTTCAAATGCGGTTCAAATGATTCAAATGCTGTTTCCATTGATGCAAGCATGTCTTCAACTGCAAGCTTCATTCCTGTTGTTTCGTCTATGATTTCAACACCAGCTGCACCGAATGATTCAGCAAATTCTTCAACTGCTGCTTTTGTTTCTGCAAGTGTTTCTTCTGCAAGCTGGTCTTCTGCAATACCTTTTGCAAGCTGTGACATCTGTTCATACTTTTCAACATAAGTCTGAAGCTGATAGTCTGACATAGCATTGATTGCACCTGCTTTGTTAAGTGAACCAACACCCATTTCTTCAAGTGCTGCAAAAAGTGAAGTATCACCGATTTTTTCTTTTAGACTTGACATGATACCTTGATATTGTTCAAGAACATCAACCTGTGAATCAAGAAGATTCATCATTTCATGCGGTGTGACAGCTTCATCAACTTCAAATTCACTGAATAAATCAAATGAATCCATGATTGACTTCTGGCGGTCAACAATTTTCTGGCTGATTTCGTCAAGTTTGTCTTGCAATGTTGTTTCTGCATCAAGCACCTTTTCATTCAATGCTTTCTTTGCATCAAGATATTTCTGATCTGCTGAAACCCTTGCATCAGTGCCTTCTTTCACCTGATTGCGCACACTATCCCAGAATGCGACTTCATCAGCAAGTGTCAATTCGTTGTAAACTTTATAATCATCAAGGCGCTTCTGTGCAGCATCAAGAATGTTTTTGCCCATCTTTTCAACAGCACTTTCAGCTTTTTCAGAATTTTCATCAACACCGACTGCAACACCTTCTGCAAGCTGTTTGCCGATTTCATCACGGAACACCCTTGAAGGTGATTTGATACCAAAGAAGGATTTCAATTTATTTGTGACATTCTTTGCAAAACTTTTGATTTTACCCGTCAGCCAACTGAATTTGTCATTGATGCCGTTCCATAAGCCTGAAATCAAGTCTTTGCCGATTTGCTTGATTTTGCTGAAACCTTGCTTTGCAGCATTCAATGCACTGCTGAATTTGCCCTTCAACAAGCTTCCCAAATCACTGAATGCACCAACAATGTCACCATTTTTGAATTTATTGAAGATTGACTTCACATTTGACCAAGTTTTTGTTGCATTGTCCTTTGCTTTGCTGAATAATGGGCTTAATTTGCCGCCTAAATCAGAAAAAGCACCGACAACTTTATCTTTCACACTGCTGAACTTTGATTTTGCATCAGACCATGCATTTTGCGCCTTTGTCTTTGCTTCACTGAACTTTGTGCCGACTTTGTCTTTTAGATTGTTGAAACCTTCGACACATTTATCCTTGATTTGACCGAATTTTTCTTTTGCACCATTCCAAGCATTCACAGCCGCATCTTTTGCACCGCTGAATTTTTCACCGAACCAGCTTCCCAAACCACTGAACACATTTTTGATGCCATCCCAGACACCAGAAAGTGCAACAGGAATTGCTGAAATAAGTGAACCAAGTATCTGTGGAAGTGCTGCAACAATTCCCATGACAACCTGAATCAATCCTGCGATAATTGCAGGAAGATTTTCCAAAATTGCCTGAACTAATAATGAAATTACAGTTGGAAGTGCATCAACCAATGCCTGAATGATTTGTGGTAATGCCTGCACAATTCCCATAATCAGTGAAATCAATCCCTGAATTATAGCAGGAAGATTGTTGACCAATGCTTCAACTATTGAAATAATGATTGTCGGTAATGCTGCAATCAATGGATCAATAATTTGTGGAAGCATTTCAACAAGCATCATTATTAAACTAACAACGCCATCAATCAATGCAGGAATAAGTGTCGGCAAGGCGTTGACTATTGCTTGAATGATTTGTGGTAATGCACCAACTAAAGCATCGGCAATTTGCAAGATGCCATCAATCAATGCAGGAATAATGTCAAGAATTGCTGTAATAATGCCAGGAAGTGCTGCAACAAGTCCATTGACCAATGACACAGCACCTTCAACCAACACTGGAAGCAGTGTGTTCAAAAGCGGTGCAATCAATGGTGCAACTTTTGCGACCAAATCAGCAATTCCTGTGGTCAATCGTGGTGCAATTTCTTCCAAGCTTCTAACCACAACATTTGCAAGGTTTGAGAATGAAGAAACAAGACTGTCCACATCACCTGAACCTGCAAGGAAGTTCTGGAATGCTGCCTTTGCTGTTCCCAGTGATCCTGCAAGTGTTTCGTTTTCCTTTGCATAGTTTCCTGCTGCATAA